TGTCAGCGGGCGATGATGGCTGGGCTAACATGGGAAGGTGTCACCAATGGAGAAAGCTGCACGTTGCCTGATGGAACTAAAACTGCTCTTCCATCTACCGACACAAGTGGATGCCCTGCATAAACTGGTTGCTCGCATAAACTAGTTGCTCGCATAAACTAGTTGCTCGCATAAACTGGTTGCTCTCATAAACTAGTTGCTCGCATAGTGCGTTTCAAATCTAAAATAATATACTTCGGTTTCATTGTAGATATAAATTCCATATCTACAAAACGCATTCATAGTTTAGTGGCAGAATGGCTCTCTTCCAAAGAGTCGGCACGGGTCCGATTCCCGTTGGATGCATTGATATCTTATCTCATCGTAATGAAATAAATCTATCAATTATTGATATCATAATAATCTACAAGAAATGCCCCTATCCATCCTATTCCACATTCACCCAATTTTATAAGAGTATGTTGAATGGAATTGCCTTCTTTCACTTTCCATTGAAATAAAAAGAAACGTTTTTGAAGGTACAATTGAAATAATTGATATACAATAAATATAATACCGTAATATATGTTATAATATGAAATAATACCTATTATGATATGAATGATAACATAATAAAAGGGTTTATCATATAACATGTTCTATACTATTGTATGGTTCATTTTATATAAAGGGATGGGAACACATCATGTCGTTTGGAATGTAAAGAAAGGATGATACTACTTATGTAGTATGGTTCGTACCAGTCTACCTGAAAAGGATACAGCATGTCTTCATCCTGAAATTGAAACAGCTATGTTACAATGGCTTACTACACGGTCTCATCCTGCCTTTCTTCTTATTGGACCGCCTGGTGTTGGAAAAACAACAATGGTGTATCGTGTATGTAAAGAAGCACAATTTTGGATTCAAGAATTTAATGCAAGTCATACACGAACCGGTTCCAGTTTTCGTCAAACTATCATGCCACTTCTTATTGAAACAGGGGTTAGTAAATGGATTCATCCTACTACACCAAATGGCCGTGTTGTTCTTCTTGACGAAATGGATGGATTATCTCAAGGAGAAAAGGGTGGTCTACAAGAATTATTGGATTATTTGAAATCGAAACGAAATTTTTCAGAAGATTGCCCTTTGGTTCTGATTTGTAATATATTGGAAGGACGTATTATGCAACAACTTCTAAAATATTGCTGTGTACAGTATGTTACGATGCCGAAGAAGGAAAAGCTAGCAGAATATTTTCAAAAAGATATTCCAGATTCTCTCTATCTATTGGGAGATATTCGTAAAGTATCGCAAAGTTTAATTTATGAAGATAAAATAGGTTATACTCAAGGAAAAGAAAGTTCACTGGATAGAAATATTCATGTTGCCATACGCGCTTCCTGGTTTACTTTATTTGAAAACTGGGGAGAAAATGATGAATTAGATTTGGAAACCAAAGATGCCAATCTGGCAGGACTATTATTTCATCAAAATTTGCCACTCTTTCTGGAAAAAGTGCCCAATGAACCTGACCGAAAAGTTCCACCATTTGAAGCATATGAGGAAATTTTAGATTATTTACGCTGGTCCGATCGTGCAGATTTTTGGGCTTTTTTTCATCAATGCTGGAATCTTCTTCCCCTGTCTTATCGTCTTAAACTTAAATATCCAAATCTTTATTTACAAAATTATGATAAACCAAAACATATCCCTGAACCAAGTGAATTGCAATATACCCTTGTACTTACAAAACAATCTGCACTATTTAATGCCTGGAAGGAAATGAATCGCGTAGCGAACGATCATGATATTCCTTTTCGGTGTGTAACCCAATGGGCGACTCACCAAACAGGTAAATTATATGATACACTTGGTCTTAAACTTGAATCTCCGAATTTAAATGGACTATCTGGAGCGGCTCCGTTCTTCCCAAACGCTGCGCAGAATGAATCAGCACCTCCTTCCACTCGGAAACGGGTAGCTCGTGGTAAAAAATCAAGTGCGAAGTAGAAGGTAATGATAATCCGCGTATCATCTCGACATTTGATATAAAAATAACATTTGTGATACCTTGTTGATAGCGTTGTATCGTTTTCCGCAATGAAAATAAATTATTTTCGATTCGCTCTACTTTTAATCCTAATTTATCCATTTCTTCAAATAATTGATAATAAATATTATCAAATGCAGAATAAATAATGATTTGTTTATCCTTATTTGTCTGTAAAATATTCAAACAAATTTCCATTTTTGTATTCATAATAATACATTGGTCTGGTTCCAATGATGCCATACAGCACATATTAATTGGACCCAATACGCTTCTACATGTAGGGCATTTTGGAGACAATAGTGTATTTTTCAATAGACATGCTCCACAATATAACTGATAACAGCAATTAACAATTGTTGGATACGTACATGGATCTAAACAAATCATACATTCATTTTCACGTACTTTATGTTGAATTTGCAATTTTTTTCTTGGGTTTTGAAGAATATACTCATCTACTGATTTAAATGGAATACATAGTGCTTGAAATAAATATGGAATGCGATAGGGTTGAATAACAGGAGATAATGTATGTATCTGATAATACTGTGCCAATGAATGTAAATTGATATTTGGTCGACATTGAATATAATCAGTTGATATTCTTGGAAGCATCATACTTTCTCGTATCGTTTCAGATAAATTTCGTATAACAGTATATCCACGCAATGCGTGAAAGAATGGCATATAATCCTTTAGATAAGTAGAAGTTAATACTCCCTCATAATGTACTGTCATATCATCCAATAACCATTGCTCTAATTCAGGGTGGATATGCACTCTATCTCTTAAAAAATACAATTGACTTTTAATAATCGATGGATTTTTAAATAGAAGAGGTATCCAATTATTACTAATAAGCCATAGAAATTGGAAGGGAAGACGTTGCATAGAGGAATGCAAATAAATAGATGATGCTTCATCTATAAATATATTATTCCATTGAATATGATGTTCTGTTGCGTAATCTTGTACATGATGATAACATTTATTTGTAGTTAATACAAAGCGACTATTTAAAATAGATTGTACTAATGTATCACCCTTTAATATACGCTTTGTTTCAATTGGAACGTATGGTATTGATGTATGCGTTTCAATTTCATTTCGCCATTGACCGAATAAATGTTGTGGAACAATAATAAGATTTGTAGAATGGTTAGATAGGGTATAGATTTGATGAGAGAAAAAATACGTTGAAGAGTGATTTGCTAATTCACATGACATTTGAGGAAATGTCATATTGATTGATGCAAGATATGCCAGTACACTTAATGTTTTACCCGTTCCAGATGAATCTCCTATGATTCCCATTTTACCATTTACTGTCTGATTTCCTACTACAAAGCCTCGTGTCATCTTCTCATAATATTTGTGCATTCCATGAACTAATGTATTTTGATGTGGATATAATGTAGTTTTTATCATTGGTGAATGAACTACTGTATTTGTCGGTTGAAGTGAATTTTGATAGACATGGTTAAATGTAACCAATTTATCATATATTAATTCAGACATTTCTTCTATTACGTATTTCTTATTATGAAGCTTTAGGTCATAAGGAATTATTCAGTATCAAGAGTATGATAAAATTCTTGTAAATAGGGATTGATAACAATATCATGTAATTGATATGACAATTCTTTTATTTGATACGTTCTTTTTCCTGGCACACTAAGTGAATTACGTATTTCATGTTTATCTACTGTATTATCGGTATGACAAATAACAAGAATTGTTAATTTAGGGTCCAATTGAATCATAGGATGACTATAATTTTCTAAAAATGCCTTCTCTTCTCCCATGGTTGTGTAATTATTGTAGAAATGCGTATCTGCAAATCGTTTTCGATATGCCATTGTTCCATTTGTTGCATGATTTGCTCCATATGGCCCCATACTATATATTTTCTTTGTGTCAATATAATACATATACATTTCGGATGAACCTGCTACATCCATTTTTGGATATTTTACAAATGCATCTACCACTGTTTGGACTCGCTGAGGAGGGTAATAATCATCATCATCCATCGCAACAATAATTGCACCCCTTGCCTCTTTATTTAATTGATTTCGTTTTGCACCGATACGCAATTTTTCAGAGACATATTGATAACGAAGATTAGGAATTGTTTTTGCCGCTTCTATAAATAAATCCTCTACCTTATCACGGCCGTCATCTATGATAATCCATTCCATTTTCTCCTTTGGAAAGGTTTGGCTCTTATAAATTTCTATTAATGCTGGAATAAATGCTCTCCTATTATAGGTAGGTGTAATAACTGATACTTCAATCATGACATAATTAATCTACCTTTGCTTTATGCCGATTTTATGGAGTTGCTGTATTGCTTGTATTGCTTGTAGTCGCTTTGCTTGTAGTCGCTTCGCTTGTAGTCGCTTTGCTTGTAGTCGCTTCGCTTGTAGTCGCTTTGCTTGTAGTCGCTTCGCTTGTCGGTTCCACAACAGGCACAGATGGAATAATGGATTGTGTTGTTGCTTTACCTAATACTTCTGCTGCAACTGCTGTGGCCGCTGCCACCATCTGTATTTTTTTATTAGATGCCGTGCTTGATATCGTATCTGGTAATGTAGTATAACTGCTAAGTGGTCGTGTGATTGGATGCATCTTTTCAGCGGTTAGATTCTCTTTATTTCTCTTATATAGTTCAGCAATATGTGGTTCATCTTTTATTTTAGGAAGATAATCAAATGATTTATTTAAATCATCCCAATAGCGTCCCATTAATTTAATCAATTCATTGTTTTCAGCGTCTCTTCTTTCTATATTATCTGATTTTTGATACATAAATAACCATAAAAAGAATCGTTTTATTTTAGAATCATAATAGGTGGTTGTCAACGGGCACACTGCAAATATGGTTGGAAAGCTCTTTGGTGGTTTTATTTCATCCGTTGATAAATTTTGATTATAATAATCCCATCCATATTTAGATCCATAATATAATCCTATTAAGATAGCATATGCCATATTTGAAGTTGTAATAATTAATGTTCCTATGAAAAAGATGGCACGAATCATAGATGGATAAATAATCATATCATTTGCTACAAAACTTGCTAACATGATATAAATACACGCACGCAGTATCATTGGGCCATAATTCACAATATAATCTCTGATTTTATAGATAACACCCCACAAGATTTCTTTGAATCGTTCTTTTCCAACGGCTCGGGTAGTAGCTACTGTTGCTACCGCAACGGCTGGATTTGCTGCGGTAGCAACATTTGCTACATCTACAACATCATCTACATTTTCATCGGCAGACTTTGTTTCAAGACCTATTTTACTACGTATCGTATTAACAACATTTGATAATGATTGTTTCATACCATCTATATTTAATTTGTCAGATATATCAGATAGAATCGATGACATTCTATGAATCCCATTGATTTTATTATAGAACACAATATCACATCTTATAGGGCATATTTCAAGCCTCCCATTCCTGCAGAAATTGTCACCCAATTCAGACTTTCCACAAATATTGTAATATTATACTGATAAAAACTATTGACTGGAAGCGGGTTAACATTCAAATCTACTTGAAAAACGCGAATACGACTACTATTAATACTTCCATCAGGCTGATTACTCGGTGACATTAATGAAAATGGATAGATCACTAATTCAGGATCCGGATTACCTTTTAGATATTTCCATGGTACCACCTCATTGTAATAGGAAATAGGTTTCTCCTCTTGTAATAGATTACCATCTCCTAAAATTGCCAATGTTCGTAAAATAGAACGTTGTCCGTTCAGAACAAATACACCTGTTGATGAATTAATATTGATATCTGGTGGCGGCCATACTCCGCCTGATGGAATAAATGGAGGTTTTAGTGGATTCACCCAATTAGTATAATTATCAATTTGATTTCTGTATAGGATAGAATCGGAACGTCGTGGAACAATTAGAATACGCTCAATTGGATTATGAGTATCTAATTCCACAAATTGACGCGAAGTAATGGAATCAAAATTATAGGTTGTAATCTGTCGTACCAAATATTGTAAAGGTTCCGCTGAAAATTGGGCTCGCTCATCATCTGTGACATAAACATAAGTCATTTGAATACGAGGCTGTAAAGGCCATGTATTCAATAGTGGTTTCGGAGTTCCAATATCTGTCAAAAAATTATTAATCGTTATGTCTGAAATATCGGATACTGTGGTATAGTATACATTTTGCGGCTGCAATGAAATCGGTGATGCATTATATTTATATCCAGGTGCAACTTGCTGTCCATTAGCATTACTATCCAATACTGTATAGAGTTGATTAATAGGTCTCAATGTAATCTGAATTTCACACTCGTGATACTGTAAAGCAACCAATGGAAGTGCCTCAAATGTAGATTCTGCAAACCAAAATGGCAAAGGAACTTGAAGTTGCCGTCCTGCAATAGAGGGGCGATTGACGTTAGGAGGGGTCGTTGTAGAAGCAGGGGGTGGGCCATTATTATTATAAACTAATGGATAACCCGTTCCTGTCGAACCACCTGCATATAATCCATTCGCTGGGTCATATAATTCGGGTACATTTCCCACCAATCGTTGCCATTTGGCAAAATCCGTTCGACTTATATCCGATTGTGCCTTATTAATCATATAATCTCCATTAAATTCTTGAATTTTCTGTCCTCCAATAAAAAATGCAATATTCTGAATGAGACGACACCCAATGTATTTTGTCCACGCAAAGTTGTATTGGTTTGTTCTATTATTATTTGGCAGTATGTGTTTACAATAAATATCAGGTAAATCAAATACAAAATAAATATCTCTTACCAAATCAGCAATACGTTGTATTTTAAAACGAACTTGAATAGGCTGATCGTAGGATAAATCCTGAGGACCATCCATCGCAAATGTTACAGATTCTTCCGCAAAATGTGCGTATTTTTTATAGGTTTTATAGAAATATGTAAAATCTGGATTGCCACTTAATAGCACATTTTGTGCTCCGTAGGCTACTAAGGAGAATAGACCACCACCTGGCATTACTATGTGTTGAATAGTAAATATGTATATCTCTTTAGGTAAACATATTTAGTATAATAAACTTATGTTATTTTACAGAATTTTATAGTATTTTACAGCATTTTATAGTATTTAATATCCCTGAGCCCACCATGTATCATCCAAATAGGGTGGTATACTACTCATGATACCAGAATCCATCTCTTTGGATGGTCCCTCGTTCATTAATTGTTGAATTTCAGCAACACATAATGCATAATTAAAATAATTGAGGCGACTTAATAGTCCCTGCATCACACCAAATACATGAAATCCTGTCTCATCAACTGATGGAATAGTACTCTGTGCGAGATGCAAGGTTCTATCACTAAAGCAGCAGATATCCTGATTATTTTGATAGGGAGCATATCCATCAAATGACATCTTTCGTGATAAATTACCATTAATGAAAATCTCTAATGCACTATTCTTACATACAATTACTATATGAACCCATTTCTTTACGGGGAAATTATCCACTTCTACAAAATTATTCCATGTTTTATATGTATTCATATATACACGAAGAGTATTTGTATCAGAACGCATATAGACACCGGGTGCTAATAATGGAAATTGTGATGAATAGCCTTTATGGAAGATATGTAATAGACCAAACTCTTGTCTAAATGATGCTGGATCAACATACAAGTAAAATGAATAGCTAAATTCAATTCCTGTACGCTCATTTTCCGATAAATGAATCGGTTTTGAACCTGCTACATTTGGATTTTGTGAAATATTGATAGCATCCTTCATCGTATAGGTTTTGGGCAATAGAACTGTGCGATTAATTGATAGCCGATTAATATATTTGTATACCAATTCCATAAACAAAAGTGCCAAATAGATAAGAGACGCCCATATTATCGCAGTAATAATTTGCTGTATGATACCGGGTTGCCCAGAATTACTATTTGGTGAACTATTTTGCTGACCGAATACAGACATCATTTCCTCTTACTAATTTGTATTATTTATTTTCTCTTTTTTATCTTTTTATAATCATTTTCTTTTATATGACATTTATTTAGTTGATGATACTGTAATATCAACACCTGGAGCAAAGAATGATGTAAACCATTGCCATAATCCCGTAATGGGTTCAGGGCCTGCCATATAGCTCTTATATACCATTTCTGGATTTAATGCAGAATCGTACATAGTTGTTGTTGAAATCTGACCTCCAAATCCTGTGTTATACAATAAATATGCAGAATAGCTGTTGTCTACCTTAAATCTTGTTGGTAGTACGCATGAACGGGACAATTTTCCATCCATGTAGACATCTACTGTTTTACCACTGACTGCTACCGTAATATTTACCCATCGCTGTAGATCAATTTCTGATAAATCGCAACCAACGTTGGATTCTAATAATCCAGAATCAATACTTTGTATTGAGTACGTTGATTTTAATGTGGCAACTTCAAGAGATTCTGATGTATTACTGTCAGGGCTCTCCGTATTGAGTGTAGTAGAAGCACTCTTGTCCATAGTGTGGAAACGAACAAATAATTTTGGCTTGTATCCACCTAAATGAATACGAATGGTGTCAAAACTGGGTCCTCCAATACGCAAAATGGATTTGTTATAACCTTGTCGATAAGACCAGTTATTAACATAAATCCATGTAGAAATCGTAAAATCACCGCCTTCATACAGTACAGGTAATTTATCAGATGTGATAGTAATCATTTTAGATGCATCTACATTTGCATTTTGAGTTGCAGTAATAAGTGGAAAAGCATTTGTCGTTTTTGGGCCAAATAGATACATATAAAGATAATATAAGCATAGAAGTCCTCCAAAAAAGAGTAATACTGGAATTAATCTTGCCTCTGGAGATGAATTCGTATTGTTGTCCATGATACCTGTCAGATACACGGATAATCTATCTTTCATTTTTCTCTTATTTTAAGCATATGGCGTATTCCATTGAAATAAATTATCACGCGGAGGTTTCATAACAGGATCACATGGTAAACCGGAGGGACACTGTCCGAATAGAGATAAATTGGGAAAACTAACATTAAATAAATTACTTTCAAGAACCATATTATTTGTATCAATATATTTAAGACGTTCTCTTTCTACTTCAAGTGGACTATAACGACGATTGCCTGCTATTACATGAATAACAGACCCCTCTAATCCTTTATTTCCTACCGATAATGGACTGCTGATTACTACCGGATAATTCTGAAGTCGCTGAGATGCCACAATTTTATCATTATAAATAATATCAAATCTACGACCCTCGCGTAATACTGCAATACATAACCATTTTTGATTAGGAAGAGGTGGTAAATCCATTATTTCATCTTTTAGTACTCCGCTGCCATCTTTTGTTTGTACTCGGAGACGTGCTGATATTTGTTTATGACCTTTTGGAGCATGTGAAATCTCAACATACCAATTATTTGCCACTTGAAGAATTGGAATAAATTTATCCATTTGGAGTTTATCTACATAGGTTGTTGTACGATCGCCCTGTTGAATATTAAAGAAACCTATTACAGTTGAACCTGCATTTCCCAATAACATAGATTGTGTTCTGTCGGGCATCAATACAACCTTATTTTCAGATAATGGAGTAAGTTTAGTAAGTGTATCGAATAATTCGGGACTTATATTAACAATATATGTAAGAACCATATAAATAATGAAAAGGATAATTGCTCCATATAATATAAATGATACATCGGACATACTAATCGCTGCAAAAATAGATATGATAGATATCACAATTGTACTATATAAAAGGATGGTAGTTGTCTCCATTCTATCTATTTATGTAATTTATTAGACGCTGCTTAGCTTGTCGGACGCTTTTTGCATAGCAGACTCTACATAAGATGATATATCCGCTGACATATCTGGTGGTAAACATGATGATGTATTAGACATTGGACCCGAACCAAAATCACTGGTGGTAGCAAGGGAAGGTGTAGCTTTTCTCATTTCGGAACTTGTTAGTTGCTTCGACCATATTTTTAAATTACGTAATTTTGCCATATTTGTCTCAATACCACTTACTGGATAAATATCACCTAATACACTTTTGGGCGGTGATATAAATGTGCGTGTCTTCATTAAATGTCCGTTAATGTATACTTCTAATGCATGAGTCATAAGAACAATACCTAGACGAAATGGTTCTTGAATAGGGACATTTGAAATAATTGCATTTTCAGTATTATTATCAATATTTAGGACAGAAACTATCAAATCATTTGTATCAGGCAATAAAGCACATGCAAGATTGTAATTATCTAATAATCCAAGTAGTGTGTTTCCAGTAGGAGAGGAACGGATGCGGCCGCCGCGGCGAAATAATATTCGTGGATGGGTAGAAAAATGGACGTGTGGGTCTTGAATAAAAATGTCAACATTAAGTGAATAAGCGGATGATAAATTTTGAATCGGCAAGGTATCATTAGGAATGAGGCCTGTATTTGTCTTATTCCAAAAAAGTATCCCATCATCCAATCCTGGTAGGACAAAAATACCGGGAGCACCAGGCTGATAACTGAAAATTGGGGTAATAAAGAAATGAACGAAAATTAAAATAATAAGCAATATGATTCCAATGGCAAGTAAATAGGATATGATCTGCTTTGAATAGTCCCCCAATTTACTTGTCGAGTTTGATGCTATCGTACCCAATCCTGATGTTAAACCAATAATGGGGGCACTCACCGCGGAAGATGTACTTGTTCTTGTTGAAGGAATAGCAGACTGCTTTGATTGATTTGCATTTTTTCCTAAAAAGAAATCTTTAAGACCAGTCATTGCCGCCATGTTGCTTTACTATTATTATTTATTACAATTTATTGTAATTTATTTATATTTATTACAATACATTTAATTTATTTATATTTATAAATATGAAATATTTATAACATTGTCAATATTACATTATGTGATTCGATTAATTGATTCGATTAAGAAAATAGAATACACCTCCTATTGTGGATAATATAGCAGACCCTGTAATAAATCCTTTAACAAAAGATTGATAATCTACTTCATTCATATCCTCTTTCGTCCAAACGGGAGAGCGATTACGATTGCCAATTCTCTTATAATATGACATCACTTCCTCCATTGTCCATTCAGGTTTTCCTAGCATTTTATTAACACTATTATGAATATCAACCGTCCATTTAATAAGGTCTGTTCTTGAATCAAGAAATGGTGTCAATGGATTAGATGTAATGTGCTCTTTATAATGAGCACGACATACACTGCATGGAATTAAATAGGCCAATGACTCATAAAATTCTTTCGCAGATTTTTTATCAATATATGTTGGATTTTTTGGATAGCCAATTGCAACAATATGCATCGTATGCCAAAAAAATGGACCCCATACAGTTGGAGGAAATAGCATTCTATTCAATCCTTCCATTCTTATTATATGTTCCACTCCCGCTGATTTAAAGACTATTATTGTGTATCCTGTAAGGAATTATTTCAAAAATGAATACAATACATAACCGGACACAACAATGTACTAATTGTGGTTTAACGGGGCATATTTTTCGCAATTGTCTTTCGCCTGTTACCAGTTATGGAATCATTGCCGTAAAATACAAAGATGATATTAATAGCACTTCTCTATTTTCAAAATCAACCATTGTAAATAATGGAAATGACTCGATACAATTTCTTTTAATTCAACGTAAAGATTCATTAGCATTTGTTGAATTTATCAGAGGCAAATATAGTTTACATGATAAGGACTATATGGCACGATTATTGAAAGGTATGACACAAGATGAACAACAGCGACTTTGTACTCAGAATTTTAATGAATTATGGCAAGGACTATGGGGAGAAACATCCAATATTAATTCTCATAAAAATGATTATGAATCTTCCGAAAAGCGATTCGTACAAATTGCAGACATGCTTCCTCAACTATTAATTGAAAATCCCACAAAATGGACGGAACCTGAATGGGGATTTCCAAAAGGTCGGCGTAATCCATATGAAAATGATATACATTGTGCAATTCGCGAATTTCAAGAAGAAACTGGTCTTAAACGCAATGAATTTACAGTTCTACAAAATACATGTTCTATTTCTGAAACCTTTTTTGGTTCCAATCACGTTCATTATTGTCATAAATACTATATTGCTATTTGCAATAATAATATTGAAGTCGAAATGAATCTACATAATCTTCATATGACACGTGAAATTGGCGCCATTAAATGGTGCTCTCTTGATGAAGCCACATCAAAGATTCGTCCGGATAATGTAGAAAAACGAGAGATTTTGTTAAAGGCGGGAAAGATTATGAAGAATTTTCATCCCGTCCATACAAATGATTTACCACGATCTTGTTATCGTTCTTATTAGTATTGAATCATTCTGTTATTTGATACTGTGATAATTTATATAAGCGTTTAGACAGAAAATGAAATATCATTTCTATCATTAGTATGGCGTCCTCCCTGCCTAATTATTTAATAACGGATCCTTTTGCCAATGAGGAACCAAATTATTTAACAAAGGATCCTTTTGCCAATGAAAATGTGGCATCTCAAGCTGTATCTCCCCCTAAAGCACTATCCCCTCCAAAGGTGCTATCTCCCCCTAAAGCACTATCCCCTCCAAAAGAACTATCTCTTCCAAAGGCTGCATCACTTTCTAAGTCTGTAAGAAGACCGCAGATTGTTCGCAATGCACTATCTCCTCCAAAAGAGGCATCTCCTGTGAAAATACTATCACCTCCTAAGTCTGTAAGAAGACCACAGATTGTTCGCAATGCACAACCTATTGCAAACTCACAAGTTATGCCCGCTTCATCAAGTGTACCAGAGGAACTCCTAGAGGAATTAGAAGATGTAGATGAAACTCTCAATGAGGATGAGGATGAGGATGAGAACGAGGAAGAAAATAGTGAAAGTATGAAAGCACTACAGAGAGAATTAGAAGAAGCTGAAGCTGCTGCAGCAGCCGCCAAAGAAGAGGAAGAGGAAGAGGAAGAGGAAGAGGAAGAGGAAGAGGAAGAGGAAGAGGAAGAGGAAGAAGAGGAAGAGGAGGAAGAGGAGGA